TAGCTTACAGCACCAGCTTTAATCCAATTGGGTACGTTTTCGTACATAAAGCGAACACGCTGCATAATTTCCTGGGCGCCGGTATATTTGTGTGCAGCAATAAGAATAGTGCTGTCAGGAACAAACATAGCATACCATAGCAAGTAGGCAGCGGCACAGGTTGACTTACCCATTTGTCGCCCCAGCATGTTTATACTGTATTTGTTTTCGTGGTATGTATGAATTAGTTCAATTTGATAATCATATAATTCAAAAAGAACGCGGCCTTTGGTTGGATGTTGTATCCAAACATAGGTACTAATAAAGTATATAGGATCAGTAGCGGATTTTATAATTTCCGCTATCTGATTTTCTGTGTAGTTTTCTTTTTTATAGGCTGGTTTAACTAAAACCGCTTGTCCACTCATTTGCCTGTCTTAAATCGTTTATATTCTTCCATCATGGCAACTTCACCCAAGGGATTGTCACCTTGACCAGAAGGTCTATTTAAAGCACTGCCGGGTTTACCTTTGCCAGTGCCCTTCATACCCCATACAGTGTAGTCACCATGGCTACGTGGATCACGCTCATTGGTTTGAATAGGTGTATTGCCCCATGCTTCTTGCGTTACCTGTTCTTGGGCAGGCTCTTGACTGACCTGAGTGCCTTGTGATACGCCAGCCAACTTCATTAGCATCATTAATTCAGCAGGATTGTCTGTGGTAACATTAAGACTTTTATCACCACGCTGAATGTTTAATGTATAACGATCTGGATTTTGTTCCTGTGCTGCTTGTGCTGCCATTGCTCCAGGCATACTTAATGGGCTCATGTCACCACATTCTTGTAGATTTTCCAATACATGTTCTTGTCCATCGCTGGTCTTAAACTTAGTACCGGGTTTGGCACCCTGTGCCTTAAGTTGATTTACTTTTTGTGCGAACTCGTTGCCCTCTTCTACGTCATCTTCTTCAAGAGCACCTTCTTTCATTTTTGTCTTACAACTGCCTTCATGAACTTCGCCGCACTTGTCACATTTATCTTCAGCTTCTTGGATGGCTTGCAGGCCGCGTAGAACGTTTTCGATGTCCTCATTGGCCTTACGCATTTTGGCAAAGTCATGCTTGTCAATGTCGCCGTCTTTGTCTTTGTCTAAGGCTTTTTGTCCGCCTTTAAGTTCTTTCTCTTCGGCTAAATCTCGCTTTAAAATTTCTAGTTTGGTCAATATGTCAAACATTTCCATAATTATGTCCTCGCAAATGAAGGCTGTTTGCCTGGTTTGGTTGTCTTAGATAAGGGGCTGGTCTTCTCAGCACCTTTGGGATCACCGACTTCTGGCTCACTTAGAGGAACATCTGGATCCTTAATTTTAGGAGCTTTTGTTTCTTTCTTACGAGCGTCACTCAGTTTCTTTAGCTCTTTTAAGAAAGCACTGTTATATTTGTCGCCATATAAGTCCGTAGACTTTACCTTAGGTGCTTCTTCTTTGGTATAGTCTGATCCTATTTTAGGCTCGATCTTTTCTGGCTTCTTGTGGAACATTTCAGCAGCTTCATCGTGCTGTGCTTCTATTTCACGTGGCTCATCAGCCATGCGAACAACAATATGTCCTTCGCTAATGTTTAGCAACTTGGCTAATTCTACCTTTAACATTTCTGGACTGACTGGTAAGTTAGCAGTAAAGTCAATAATGTAAACTTCAGCCATGTCCACATTAGGGAAGTCTAGTGGACGTTTCATTAAGATTGTTTTGCTGGGACGACTAATACGTTCGGCATCATATTTTTCAAGATGCTTTTCAACTTTATCGCACATTTCGTCGTTGCAATCGCAGATCATCTTGATGCGAACATCATGCTTGGTCTGCATTGTTTCAATGTATTCTCTTAGAGTTTTCATACAGGTTCTCCGATTATATTATTTATGCTTACGGCGTTCTTTCTTTTTCCAATCAGAGTTTAATGTAGGGCTGGTTGTATATGTTCCAGTGGGTTCTTTACTTTTGTTTTCTGTGTTAGGATGCAGTTCATCTGTCCAAGTTAAACCAGTGGCTTTGTATGCGTGTTTAAGCATGTCAGCTTCATGTTTAGTGTAAGGGTGCAGCGTATTATTTCGTCCTACCCAGCTTTCAGGTTCAAATTTAGGTTGATTCACGCCATCTGCCATTGCGGCCCGCATGCCTAGTCTATACAAATCATAAAATCTGTCTGCGGTTCCTGCAACAAGGTGGGCACTGGGCATAGTAGATACGTGGTCCTTGTCCATGCTGCCATGTGTTTTTGTATAGTTCCTGTCTTCGTTGAGTATTTCCCAGATCAGCATAGTAGTATCTATGCCAATGTTATAGATACTATACAATACTTTAGTATTATTGTTTTTTTAAGTTTTGGTTTATTATGTTTAGTATAGCATTACGATCTGTGTTAAGTTCACTGGGTTTTTCTGCTTCTTCGTCTTTGCCTAGATCTTTTTGTAGTCTAGCAAGCCTTAACTGTAGTTCAACCATTTTAAGTTTCTTTTCCAATTTGGTTGTTTTGGCAGTTATAGCATTGCCCATCATGGTGCTGGCAACTTCAAATATTTTTCCAGCATTGCGATCATCTACATTGAAACCTAAATCCATAAGTCTTTCATAACTGTCCATGGCCTTGCTGGCATATTCATCTAAGTCTCTATCTTCTATTTCGAGACCACGAACTTGAGGCAGTGCTTCGTTGATACGATTAGCCACTGTGATCTGATCTTTGACACGTTCGATGGTGTCAGGCATTGGCACTATTTCTGCCTTGGGTGCAGGCTCCTCTTCAGGCTGCGAATCTAAATTAAAAAATTCTTCTAATTTCTTTGTCATACGTTTTCTTTATAAAAAAATCCTAAATACGATAACCTTTCAAAATCATCTCTAACAGGTTCTATTTCATGTCTTACGTCATGATTCTCTAATTCAAATAAACTATAGTATCCTGCTATAGGGTCGTGTTTTTCATTGCTATCAATGATATGCAATTTTCCACTACCATTATACTTTGCAGAATCTGACAAGTAAACTATAATCGTGCAAAACGCACTTGTATGCCTATCCGTATGCTGCTGTAAAAAATCTCCATGTTCATAGAGTGCAAAGCTGCCAGCATGCCTAATATTTGACTCATGTAAATTTCCGTACATGGATAGCACAAATTTAGTAAGAATTTCTTTAAAATAACTGTGGCAAGGTTGAACCTCACTGGACATATTTAACGTATACGACGAACTGATATAATCAATGTTTCGCTCTTTCATAATTTTAAGTCGTTTTTGCTTTTCAGTTCCAGGAATTCTGTGCGGCAAATCTGCACCACTAACATTTTGATACGTGCAATTATTCTTGTCTAAAAATGCAGTCTTAACAGTATTAACCATGGCTGTAAACTGTTCAGTGTCATGTTCAATATCGGCTATGTTTCCGTAGTAAAATCCCTTATTAAAATAATCTTGAAATTTTTCAACCATATTATCTTTTTGTTTTGCGTTTTGGCTTTGACCTTGGTTGCCAGTTATTATATATATCTTCCTCAGTTAATATTCTAAACTTCATACCATGTGTTTGGCACCAACGTTTACAGGCTTCCCATTTAGCCATGTTAAGAACCACTGCGGCTTTTTCCTGCTGTGTTCTTGCCTGCTCTAGTAATGCTTGTCCACGAGGTTTAACTTCAATAACTTCACTGATCTTATTACCGTTTTTATCTTGATAAGTTATTAAAAAGTCAGGATAATAAAAAGTATCTCGACCAGTAAAAGGATTGCGATAAGGTATGCGTAGACTTTCGCTGGCCCAGGCTATTACACTGGGGTGGTTATCGCAAAATCGCATAACAGTTAATTCCCAACCGCTACGATATTTAGGACTGTTGCTGCCTATATATTTTTGCGGATTGATACAACTGTAAAAACCTTGTGTATAATTATTAGCCATTTGGTATTTGCTGCAATATAGCCCGTGGTATATTACCAGAATCTACAAACCCAATTTGACTACTGTTTGTTCTTTGAGTATTTAATTTTGTGTATATTGCATTATCGAACCTGACGCCATCGCTGGTAACATGTTTTAATACCGCATCAGCAGTTAAGTCAAGCTCATCGCTAATATCATACAAAGACTTGGCTAATTGTTTGGCATGGTCTATGGAAAAATTAAGCCCTAATAATTTTCCGTATATGTAATCGTACTTGTTAGTTTGTATAGCCATGTTATGCCGCCGGTGGTAAATCACTGCCTGGTGTATTATCTTCTAAACTACCCGTTGACCAGTTCCACTGTCGTGTCTGTGGCAGGCTAATTATTTCTCGCTCGGGTGTATTTCTTACTGGTGGAGGTGGTTCTGTTGTCTGTGGAACAGGATCTGATTCTTTGTCTGCGTGATATGTTACGCTTTCATATCTTACACTTAATTGCCAAGTGACTGCATCACTGCTGGCATAGTCTAAAGTATCATGCTGTACATCAATGATCTTAGGTCTCCATAGAGTACATAAGCCTACATTTTTTAATTCTTCTCGGTCCGCATCAGCACCATAAAATCTATAAATTACAATTTTGTCTATGGGGCAATCTCCATCGGCTAATAAACTGTTAAGTCCAAAGCCATCCAAACTGGTTCGTTTGCTTCTATCTAATTTTTGAAAGCTATTACTAATAATATCCATGTATTTTGTTATAAAATTTTGAAACCTATTATCAATAGTATCAGTAAACGAAATGCTGATTGGTTCAAAATTTATCTTAGTGGGTACTACTTGTCTAACATTCCATGAGTTTACAACTTCAGACTCGATACTATATTTGGGTAGTTCTATAGTTCTAACAGTATCCACAATCAATTTACTGGGGAGATCGTACTTACTGGTATAAAATTCCACTTTGAAAAAGTACTTTAGGCGAGCTGCTTTGAGCCCGCCTAAGTTATACCATTTCATAGCGTCTGTTAAAGCCGCCACGTATCACTCCTTATTTTGCCTGATTTCTACCGCCCACTTGCATTACGCTTGATGTCAATGCGCCGCTGTCAGTGGCTACTGTTTGTTCTTCACCATGAATATCAGCATTGTCATAACGTATCTGTAGCGTAATTGACATTACGTCACTGGTTGCATAATTATTTTCACCGTAATTTGCATTCTGAATGAAACAACCATTCAATGTCCATGATTCTAAAACTTCGCCTGGCTGACCACCATCTAACTGTTGGATAACCATACCAAATTTATAATCAAAACCAGCTGCTGGAGCACTTTGTAAACCCTGGCTTAATTGTTTTTGTAACTGTTGGCTAATTTGCTTTGACACTGTGTTATTAATATCATCACGCACTGTTAACGTAATGGCTTCCCATGTGTGCTTACCCGCTAGGTAAACACGACTATTGTAAGCATCTACAGTGATTTCATCATGAGTCAAACTTGGGCGTGTTACACTGATTACATTTTGTGTAACATCCAAAGTAGAGCCATTGCCTAAACCAAAGTTAACCAATAGAACCCTAAATCTGTATTGGAGTTTAGGCATCATTACAGCATTGCCACCCACTGTAGGAACTCCAAATTGTGTTAAATCTGCCATCTCTTATCTCCTTCGGCTTATGTATTTATCAGGCTGATAACTCACCGGTATTAACGATTCGAATTGGGATATAGATGAACTCTGCTGCCTTTGCAGGCTCAATAGCAACATCAATCCATAGTTCGTTTCTGTCAATTCTGGCAGGGGTGTTGTTTGTTTCGTCGCAAACAACAATGAAATCATATAGAGCTCGTTTCGACATTAAATCGCCCAAGAAGCCGTCAAACACTTGTTTGGCGTTTGCGCGAGTAATTTTGTCGTTAATTTCAAAAATAAATGGTCTTGATAGTGGATCAAAACGCTCACGTAGATAAGCAATTAAACGAGCAACATTCACGCGGTCTAATGCGCTGGCAGTGGGTTGTAATGTTTTTTGCCCAAACACAAAAATACCTTGCCCTGGGAAACGTGTAATTGGATTAACACCAGAACGAGTGCCATCACCGTATAGTGTATCACGCTGTCCCGTTGTTAGTGCTACTGGCACAAATT